AAGGTTTTTAATTGTACCGCCGTAACCATTTATGCTTGCACAGGTTATCGATATCGTGCTTGTTAGTCCTTCGGGAGCATAGTCGTTGGCATCGAGGACAAAGGTATTCTCATAGAGGTCAGCAAGATCATCTGTGTGAACATTGGTCTGAACTATACCGTTAGCATCACAATAGAGCTTGCTCGGGTCGACGGATGTGTCCGGTGTTTTTCTCAGATATGTGCTATCGTGCGGAAATTCCACCTCTGCGCCGGACGTGCCGACAGCTGTGATGAACTCCGACCAGTTATGTACTGTTACTACTGCCATATATCACAGCCACCTTTCGTTGATTATTACTGATACAGCACTCACATTTTGTCCTTCATACCACATATAGTTCTCGCCAGTATGCAGTAAAGGAAGGTCGAGTGAGCTGTAATTCATGATATTAACCATTTCGCCGGTAAGGTCATAGTAATATATCAAATACAGTCCGCAGTCAATGTATATTGACAGGCCGTTCGTGTATATTATGACGTTCTGTGCAGGTGTTTCCGGGTCGTGAGACTGTCCTTCTGCGTAGATCTGCAATATCTTTGAGGCATCCTTCGCTGTCAGCATTCCGTCGTCGTCCATATCAGCCGCCTCGAACTGTTCCGGCGTGAACGTAGGCTCTCCGGCTGCTATGTTGCCAATCTCGGTTAAGACAAGCGAAGCATCGACGGCAGTTATCTTTCCGTCGAAGTTTACGTCACCTTTGAGAATTGGTGCATCGTCCGGCTGTAAGTCAATCTTGATAACCGGTGCTGAGTATATCGAAGAAGTGTTATCAACAACTGTTGCGCTTGTGCCTATCTGTACGACTGTCGGGCTTATCGCATAAGCGAAAGGGTAACAGTCAAAGGTTATCGAGAGTTCAGCCATATCGAGAGCCACGCCCTGAGGGACAAGCGGCTCAACGATACAGTTGATATACTCGGTTGTGTTTGTAGAAAGAACGAGCTTTCCTTCGCCGGTGAGAACGCTGTATATCTGTTTTATCTTCGATTTATCGGAGATAACTGCTTCAACAGTCAAGGACTGATTGCTATATATTCCGTTAGGTGCTTTTATAACTTCAGGTCTGCCGGGAATAACGATTTCCTCGACCTGCTCCGCCCAAGAAGGACGGAAAGGAGTTTGCGTAATGATAAGCCCTAAATCCCGGCTGTCAATGCCGTTAAATGTGAAGTAACTCATACTGGTGCAAGCCCCTTTCCGAAGCTGCCCTGTCTCTGAAGACGTGCCAGCTCCTGTGATGTTGTTCTCGCATCCTGAGCGGATGCAAATTCCTTGACATAGACGTTAAATGTCTGATATATACTGCGAGGCTGTGCAGTTGACTGCACAGACGTATTTTTTGCGGTGCCGGTTAAAGGTGTAACCTTTGCTTTGCCGTTGAGCAACTGGATAAGCTCCGGACCTGCTTCTGCAACGATCGCCTGACCTTCTGTCAGTGTACCACCCTTTGCCAGCTCCGGAAGGTGAGGTATCTCGGGAACGTCAATTGTTGGCATCCACTTAAAGGGTTTTGCTCCAACTATCTTTATGTTCTTGATCTTACCGAGTACCTTGTTGATTGCGTTAAACGGTACAGAAACGACTTCGTTAATACCGTCTATCAGGCTATCAACAATCTTTTTGAAAGCATTGTAGATGCCCTCGGTGATGCCCTCAAAAGCTTTACCGCCCTTGCTGAAGACATCCTTGACACCGGACCACGCAGCGCTGAACGTGTTTTTGAAGAATGTGCCGACAGTGCTGAAGACCTCTTTTATTCCGCTCCATATACCGGAGAAGAACTGCTTCGTGTTACCGAAAACAGCCTTGATACCGTCCCAAGCTCCCTGAAAGTCTCCTGTCAGTACGCCTTTGACAACCTTGAAAACGTTCTTGATGCCGTCCACAATAACCGTGAAATACGGAATAACAGCATCCCACACTATCTTGATAGCCGTCCAAGCTGCCTTGAATGCCTTTTCAACTACTATCAGCACCGCAGATAGAGGCTTTTCAAGTATGTCGATAAGGTCCTGAATTATCTCCCAGATATCTTCAAGGATAGGCTTCACACTCTTCCACATATCCTTCAAATCGGCGACAACGACCTCTGCGAACGATGCTATGTCAGCAACGAGATAGTTGACAAGCTCCCGGAAGTCTTCAGACTGCTGATACAGCACAACTCCGGCAGCGACAACGGCAGCAATACCGGCGATAACCAATGCAGCCGGGTTCGCTGAGATAAACGTCATAACGCTGCCGAGCGACTTCATCAAAGAGCCGACCGTTGATATAATACCGCCAATTCCTGACGTGACTTTGCCGATTGCAATGAGCGCCGGTCCTATTGCTGCAACAATACCGGATATTTTCAGTATTGTTTCTTTCTGACTATCAGAGAGGGAATTGAAACGCTGTGTGATTTCCTTCACTCTGTCAGTCAGCTTTTTCAGTGCAGGCGCGAGCTTGGTCATTGCAACAGCCGCCAGTCCGGATGCTTCAAGCTTTACCTGATTGAGAGCAACTTTCAGCTCGTCAGGAGCATCGAGTGTGGCTTCAAAGGTTCTTTCTACTGTTCCGGCTGTATCTTCGAGAGAGCCGTCAAGCTGCCCGAGTGCTATTCTATCCTCCCGGATAGCCTGCACCATTGCCGCAGAGCCTTTCTTTCCGAATAGCTCAGATGCGATATTCAGCGCATCCGTTTCAGATCCTGCGTTCTTGATATCCTCGATGTTCTTTCTGAGTTCTTCGGAAAGTGTCTTACCGCTTGCAGCAGCGTTCTGCTGTGCTTTTTTCAGCGCAGACATAGCTGTTGCAGTATCTACACCGTTTATCTCGAACTGTCCGAGCAGTTCCGCACTCTCGCCGATTGATAAGCCCATTTCCTTGAAGGTTGCCGACTGTGATGTCAGAAGCCCTTCAAGGGTTGTAACAGGTATGCCTGTTCTCTGTGCTATGGACGATAGCTTGTCAAGCACTGCAACGGTATCCTTACCGTCAACGCCGAATGCTTTCATAGCAGCTGAAACGTTGTCAATGCTGCCGTTGACATCAGAATCGTTGATATCTGAATACTTGATGAATGCCTTTGTCAGCTCTTCAAGCTGGTCTCCTGTCGCTCCGAAACGTGTATTGACTTCACCGACCGCAACACCGACCGTCTTCATATCGGTCGGCAGGGTCGTGAAGACGTTATCTGCAACGTTTGTCAGCTCTTTGAGAGCTTCGCCTGTTGCACCGGTCTTCTTGACAATAGTGTCGTAGCCTTCGTCCGTCTGCTCCCAAGCCTTATAAGATGCAGCAGCAGCACCGGCAATAACCGCAGATGCGGCAGATGCTTTCTCTCCGGCTTTAGTCATGCTGTCGCCGAATTCGGTTACTTTCTGACCTGCTTGCTCTATCTTGTCACCGGTCTGCTTGAACTTTTCGCCGGTGTCCTTTAAACCTGAGCCGAGTTCTTTTACCTTGTTACGGGCTTCTTCGGCTTCACGCTCAAATTGTTCAAGTTCGCCTTTTGTAGCTTCGATCTCGCGCTTAAAAGCTCGATACTGTCCGTCGTCTATCTCACCGTTCTTGAACTGCTGCTCTATCTGCTTTTCGGTGTCTCTCAGGGTTTCGAGCTTCTTTTTGCTGTTGGTTATGGCTTCCGCAAGGACCTTCTGCTTCTGAGCGAGTAATTCAACGTTTTTCGGGTCGAGTTTCAGCGCCTTGTCAATGTCCTTTAACTCGTTCTTCAGGTCTCTTGACTTCTTGTCAACGTCGCTAAGTGCCTTGCTGAGTTTCGTGGTATCGCCACCGATTTCGACGGTAATACCTGCTATTTTCTTATTAGCCACTTACTTCACCACCTTTGATGAAAGGAGTTCTTGCAAGCCGGTTCTATCCGGCTTAGTCTGCATATAGTTATACGCATTTTCGAGGTACTTGTCCTCAGGATCGGAGCTGTGATTCCATACGACCGCATCATGCAGGTATCGCCAGAAGTCAAATACTCCGACCTCGTCTATTCTGATAAAGTCAATTCCGGTGTACTCCCGGACGATCTTTTCTTCTATCGTTGTATTTTTGAAAAAAGCCCTACTTTCCGTTTCCGGAGGGTAGTAGGGCAGTGTCAGTTTGGGTCATTCGTTCTGGTCGAGGATATCCACGCAGCGAAATCCTCGAAGAGCTGAGTGACTTCGAGTATATCAAGGTTATTTTCGACAAATTCAGGAGAGAATTTGCGGTTTTCAGCGTTACTGCTGAGAATTGCAGATGCAAGGTTGATTATATCATCCGTCGTGGAGCTGTTGTCTATCGACTGGAAGAGCTTGTATACTCTCAGCTTCGGCTCTTTGACGTTGATCTTGTATTCTCTGCCGCTTTCCTCGTCTGTAAGAGTGCAAGGCATAAACCTTGCACCCTTGACGAGTACGGCGCTATTGTCATTTTTATACATAGCGCTTTCCTTTCACTTAGGCTGTTACTGTTACCTTGTAGGTGTTGCTTCCGCTGGTATCGCTAACCACGATTATAACCTCGTTGTCGCCGTCTTCCCATGTAGCTGAACCGCCGTTCGTGAGGCTATCGCCGTTCACTGTTATTGCAAGTGTAGCACCTGAGGGAGCTGTTGCTGTGATAGCATCAGAAGCGTTTGAGGTTGTTGTTGTATACTCATACGTGCCTGCCGCAAAGGTCGGGCTGAGTGTCAGGCTGCCAATGGAGAGAGCAGAGAGCTGCGGAGGTGTGCTGCCCTGTGCTGTCTGATTAGCCATTTTGATAACAACGAGAGTGCCGTCGTTGTCCATAGGTGAGAAATCGAAAGTCGGTGTGAGAACTGTCTCGCTGTCGTTAGCAAATGCACTTTCAAGTCCTGCTGTGTTAAGACCACGACCGGTGACAGTTATTTTACCGTCAATATCGTCTCCGCCGACGAAGTGAATCCAGTATTCCTGAGAAGACTGATTGCCAATGCCGCCGATCTTTACCTGAGCATACTGTGTAGCACCTGAGCCGACAACGGAAGTCGTTGCAGTCTGAAGTATCTGCTTGACTGTCTCGACATTCCATGTCATAATGCCCCAGCTGAACGTTACAGTCTCAGAAGTGAGCTTTGTCTTCTTTGCAACACCGTCGTCGGAAACGGCTGTGTAATACTCACCACTATATGTGAGAGTTGCACCGTTCTTAGTTCTGCCGATCATGTTACCGTCAGCTTCAAACTGCTGGTCTGTCGGCATTGTGGGATATGTGCTGTTTACCGGAAGGATATACACGTTACCAGAGCCGAGAGGGATTGCTTTCAGCCTGTTCGAGTTGGTTCCGGCATAGTTCTTTCCTGCCATACTCATAGCATTAACGTCCTTTCTATGATAATTTCTGTGGGAAAGTGAAATTGAATACAGTTTGATACATTCTTTCGTCGCTGATATATTCGGTGTCCGAATCTATTTCAACGTCTATGAATGCCTTGATTATCTTCTCTTCGAGAGAAAAGTTGCGAGTTGCGCTGTACAGCTCGATCGTGAAGTCTATCCACTGCACACCGTGATAGTCGTCAGCACCGGAAGTGGAGAAGTCGTAAGTGTAGACAGCGAACGGCAATGTCTTTTCCGTTGTGAAATGGTCGTAAGCTACTTTTCCATACAACTCAGTTATTGCTTCAAGTCGCTGAATTGCTTCCTTTACGCTATGAACCATTTACCTCACCGCCTTTATCGCATTTACAACATCTTGCTGATACTGCTCGATTATCTTCTCTTCGTTCTTGCTGACATATCGTATAGCTTTCGTGCGTGTTACTCCGTTTCTGGTCAAGTGACCGTTTTCCAGCAAGTGTACTTTCCGATAATCGGTACTGTGTACGACTGCTAAGAGGTCACGTCCCGCAACCTTCTCCTTTGTAACTCGCCACGATCGCCGCTGCTTGCCGGTCTTAACCGGAGCATCGGCAGAGATATCCTTTTTGAGCTGATTTGCCGCTTTTTCGGTCTGCTCGTTTACGGCTTCTGCAATCGCAGTTGAGTAATCATCAAGTACATCTGCGATAGCTTCATCAAGGTTAGCAATTGTGGTGTTCACGGCTGCAATCCACCTTTCTTTTCACAGTAAAGCTCGATATAGTCAGCGTTTACGTCATATGTCCTGTATATGCCATAACGTGCGCTGTCAAGTTCAAGCTCTGTCTCACCGTGATAGTCGATGCTTGCGACCGTCAGCCTGAATGCAGGCTGTAATCCGCTCTGACCTGCGCTGTAAAACTCAGCTCGGGATATGCTTTCCTTTTTTCCGTAAACCATAGACCGTGTCTCGGTCTGGACCTCTTGCTTGTAATCGTCAAGCGTAATTGTATAGCCGATAAGATAAGCAATAACGTCCATTACTCTGCCCTCGCTTTTTCTCCGAAGATCCTGTTATTGAGAGACCAGCGGAGCATTCGAGGCATACCCTCGCCGCTGTCACGTCTGCGCCATATCCACGCCGCATACATCACGATTAACTGTGCATCTTCGAGGTTTTCCTTGTCGAGAGTGCTTGCGCCCTCTGCTTTGATAGCCTTTTCGGATGTTTCAAGTATCTGTGCGAGCCGTGTATCATAGCCATTCGATGCAATGCCGAGGTCAATTTTCAACATCGTGAGCATTGTGCTTGCCTGCTCCGCCATTTTTCTCTCACTCCTTAGATTTTTTCTTGCTTTTGGGTTTTTCGGGCTTTTCTTCTGCTTCATCAGACTTAGTCTGTGCAGTTGACTGCACAACTGCAATCAAGGCTCTTCCACGCTTGTTATTTACGCCCGATAATTCCTTGATTCTCTCAGGCGAAGCAACCGCACCAGTGCGAGGGAATTCATCCCCCACACTGTATGCGTGATTGTTATCCTGTAAGTCTGTGAAGAATTTGATAACCCGGTACATCAAGCACCTGTCGGCTCGAATGTGAGACCGTTGAAGGTATAGATGTTAGAAACGGTCTGACCGTCCTTTGTTGTTGTTACCTTCATAACCTGAGCATCCTTGTTGGTGATCTTGAAGTAAGACTTGTGATCGTCAGCAGGTACAGTTACGAAGCCAGAACCGGCAGAAGGAACAAGACCAACCTCAACCTTGTTTGCTGTGAGGTCGATGCCGGTGAAGTCAACTGCGAGGAAGTAACCAGGTCCCCATGTTGTTGCAGGCTCACCGCTACTGATATACTTCAGTGTGCCGTAGAAGTTGCTGCCGTTGAGCATTGTGTCTGCGCTCTGGAGGCTCGATACCTGAACACCATATACTTCCTCACTCTGTCCGAGTACGGAAACTGTAACAGGTGTGGGAAGGTCTGCGTTTGCCTCGTCAGGAGCGAAGAGCATATCTGCTGTCGGTGTTGTGTTGTTAAGACCGAGAACAACGAATGCCTCAGCGATAACAGGAAGACCGTCATATCTTGCTGTGCCCTTGAATACGGTCTGATCTTCGAGGAAACGAACGTGCTCAGACTGTTCGAGTTTTGTACCTGCTCTCTCTGCGAGGAGATAGAGGTCGAAGTAACCGCCGATGATGATGTTATCAGGGATGAAGTCGAGAACTTCAACGATGCCGCCGATTATCGGCAGTGTTCCGTCAACAGCCGATACAAGAGCACCGGCAGCGTTCACGCTAAGCATTGCAGCTTTCAGCTGTGTGTATGTGGTCTCGTTCATTACCCATACCTTTTCACCTCTTGAATACTTGCCCTTTGCAGCAGCAGAATCAAGCATAATCTGACGGTAAAGGGTAAGACCTTCAAGGGATGCGCTGAGTGCCTTGATGTTGGATGTGCTGAGATTTGTCCACGGACGAGCCTTTGCAGGATAGTTTCCGGGCTGCTCTGTCTGAGCAAGTCTTGTAACGATACCGAGAGGCATCTTGATGCCCTTACCGTAGAGAATAGCCTTGTCGAGAGCCTTACCGATAGCCTGACCGAGAACTGTGATGATCTCAGCAGCAAGGTCGATGTCGCTGTCCTCGATGTTGGCATTGCATACAGGGATGAATCCGCCAACCTTGTAACCGTCAACCTCTGACTGATAGAAGCCAAGGTCGAGCTCGTTGAGGTTTGCACACATCTCAGTCCATACAGCCTCAGGAATGTTACCCATGATATTGAGACGACCTTCGCCCTTCAGAGGACGAACGTAAACGTGTCTGTAAAGCTTGGAATACTGGAGGATGTTCTCGCGGATAAGTCCGAGATATACCTCAGGAATTGTAAGACCTACGTTTGAAAGAGCACGCTGCTCAGAAATGCAAGTACGAACCTCAGACATAAACTGCTTTACGTCGTCACGCTCGAACATTGCTGTTCTCTGCTCGATGCTCATAGATCCGAACATCTTCTTTGCTCTTGTGGATGTGATTGCAAGATTTTCCATAACAGGAAGCTCCTTTCTTGATCTCTCCTCAGACTTATCGTCTGCCTGAGGAGGTGTGTTCTGCTTTTCCTCGGTTTCTGCAAGCTCTTTTTCGAGCGCGTCAACTCTCTCGGAAAGCGTATTCATTGCAGTTTCGTTCTCAGCCTTTTCAGCCTCGAACTCAGATACAGCAGCTTCAACAGTCTGCTTTTCTTCATCTGTCGATGCCTCTGAAATAGCCTGCTCCAGCTCAGCCTCACGGGTTGCAAAGGCTGTTGCTTTCGCTCTGAGCTCTTCAAGCTGCTTCTTGGCATCGTCAAGGTTCTTCTTTGCCATAAGCGATCTTAAAGCCATTATTCTTTAGCTCCTTTCAGTTTTTTAAGCATTTCGGAGCGCCACTTTTCATCCGCACGCTTCTTGATTTCTTCAAGGTCGTGCTGTCTGGC